TCCAATATTAGCATTTTCTACTACTAATAAAGCATCATTATATTCTGTTGCTATAGCAAATAATACGTTAGCATAATCTCTTGTTGAAATTTGTGCTTTATATTCACCTACTTGTTTAGCTTCAGCTACATCAAAAATATGAAATGCAGAGTAATCGGTTCCGTCTCCACGGGCAACGTCGGCTACTATCATATAGTCTTTACTATAGTCAGGTAATTCCCAAAGCCATAAGGCTCCATCTACTCCTCGTTTTTCCATAGGTTCAGTTATAAAACTGGCCTCATAGAAATTAAGCATATCTGGTTCAATAACTGTATCCCCTGAGGTGCTAAAATCGCAATCACACTCTTGTGCTGCATGTCTTAATCCTAAGATTTCATCTTGAGCATCTCTCCATACTTGGGTTCGTTCAGGATGAACAGTCCAAGGTAAAGATAGAGGAACAAATTTGTTTTCTTTATTTTGAGCTTTAGAAAAGGATTTATGAAACCAATTACCAGTACCATTAGGGGTAGATAATGCTAAACATTGTCCCCCAGTAGCTAAGGTTTGTTGAGCCGAAGCAAAAATATCATCAATACCTTCAATAAAGGCAGCCTCATCAATAATAAGAAAAGTAACGGCTTCTGAACGACCAGCATCTGCTGTTGCACCTACTGCTTTAATTTGTGATCCGTTAGCTAAACGTAGCGATAATTTATTATGTTCCGACGTTTTAATCTGCAACCATTTGGGAAGCGAGTCGTATGCGAACCTAACCTTTGTTACCATGTTTTTCGCTGTTTCTTGCTTGGTTGCTATACACAGAATATTTTTATCTTTCTGAAATAACATTAACCAAAGAGAGTAAGCGGAGGCAAGTGTTGATATACCTAACTGACGTGATTTGTTTATGATTGTATACTCGTTCTTTTGGAGTTGGAGCAATACTTTTTCTTGAAATGGGTATAAATTAAATTGAATTCTACCTCTTTGTGGGTGTTGAATCCAATAATATTTTTTCATAAAATAGACTGGGTCCTGCGCGCAGCGGACCCATTCTTGTTTTATAATTTCCTTTAAGGGAAGTTGATTGTTTTCAGACATAACTAATTTGGTTGTTTTTTATTTGAAGACTTTAGCTTCTAATGCTTTTTTCTCAGCAGTTAAGTCTTTCAACTGTGCTGTGATAGTAGCAGCTTCAGGAGTACCTTTAGCAGCTTGATATGCAGGAATTAAAGCTTTCATTTCTTTAGTTACTTGAGCTAATTTCTCAGCAGCAGATCCTAATCTTTTACCACCTTTAGCAGCAGCAATAGCTTGTTTTTCAGCAGCAACATCTTCTTCATCTTCTTCACCCCCACCAAATATAGATGCAGGAGCTAAATCAGCTAATTTAGATGATGGTTCAGCAGCAACAGCAGTAGCTTTTGGAGTTGTAATTCTAATTTTAGGAGATTTTGGTTCAGCAGCAGGTTTGTTTGGGTCTGCTTTTCTACCTCTTTGTCCTACTTCTCTTTCACCTTTAGATAAAGAGATAAATTTATTTAATTGGTTATCATATAAATCTTCACCATCTAAAGCATTGATTACAGCTGAATCACCTTTGATTGCTTTTTTAAGAGCTAGGCCTTCTAATTCTGGGTTAGAAGTAAGTACAGCTTCGATTGCTGATTTTAAATCACCTGCGATTTTTGCCATTTCATCTAATGTTCCTTCTTCCATAGCACCACCATCTCCTGCGTCATCACTTTGAGCAAAATTAATACTGTTTGTAGCATTAGTTGGTTTAGCAGTAGCAAGTTTTAGTTCTTTTTCTTCAAGAGAATTAGTTTCAGTGTACCCTTCGCTTAATAAACGACTTTTAGAGGCTTTTAAATCAAAATTGTTATTCATTTTTAGTATATGTTTAAATTTAGTATTTTGATATAAATATTAAAGAGAAATAACTTCTAGTATTTGTTGTATACGTTGTTCTGTTGTGCCTGATATTTGTTTATAGTTTTTCATTTTATTATGATTTATGTTAACATAATGTTTAATAGTAAAATCAATTAAATCTCTATATTCAGCATCAGTCTCACGAACACCATTATCTTCAATTTCTACTCCATCAGGAGAAATATAAAAAATATAATCATACTCTTTAATAAAATCAGCAGTATAGTTTCTAAATTTTTCTTTATCTAAAGAATCAATTGTTTTAGAACATTGTGTAAAAGCCATCACATCAATAACTGTTCTATCTGTAATTAAATTATCATTCATTAATTCAGATAAACGTTCAGCTAAAAATACTGTTTGACCTTTCATTGTAGAATCAGTGTTTAAAGGAATACCTAAATCCCTTAAATACTTACTACGTTCAGTAGCAAAAGTAAAATCTTTAAATTGTGGTAATTCCCTTAAAGCATTAACTAATGTTGTTTTCCCGACACTAACTGTGCCACATAGACCTATTTTCATATTAAAATCTTGATGTTACTTGTGGATTTTTTTCTGGTGGTACTCCATGTCTATCTCTACGTGCTTCTAACCATTCATCTTTAGTATGTTCTATACCATACAAATAGTATTCATCTTTTTTCTTTAATTCCTTAGCATACCTAAGAGCGGGTTCATCCCATGAATGAAGTTTTCCGTCAAAGTATATGATTGTTCTACCATCACTTGAGGTAAATTTTCTCGATTTGTAATCTTGTTCTTGTTCTTCCATGTATATAATATAATAAAAATTATTCGTGTTTCAAAATGTCTTCGGCAACGTAGATTCCTTGTGCACCACTTACTGTTATACCTCTAGCGGAAAGTGCATCACCAACAAAATGTACGTTAGGATACTTGGTCAGGGCTAGGTTGGTATAATCAACAAGTGGTTCAGGAGATAGATATTTTACTTCAGGTATGTACATACCCCAATCGTCTTTTAATGTTGGGAAGATTTTTTTCATTCCATCAATAAAACTATCAATGTAACTGAAATAACCTTCAAATGCTTCTCTTACTTCATGCATTACAGCATCATTTATTTGGGTTGCATCTACGAATTTACCTTCTGATGTTAGTGAAGGTACTCTAGATGGTGAGTAATATAATCCTTTATTATCGGCTTGTAGGGTTTTAACTAAATTTCTACTCCAAGTAAATGGATCTTCAATTCCGTTTACTTCCATTATAATACCAAAGTTAGTCATATCGTTTCTATACTTCTCATCTTTTTTAGCATGACCATTGTATGAATAATTTCCGTATGTTTCTTCTACTGCAACATATGCTGCATTATTGTTAGTACAGAATGAACGTAATGATACTCCTTTATCATCGAATTTTCGATATAACTTAAAGTCATATGATACATCGATTAGTTTTTGGAAGTGATGTTGTGGTGCTTCAAAACGAACTCCAATTTGTACTGATTTAGGTTCAGTTGGTAAGTCATACTTTTCAGCTAATTGTTTACCAAAGTCAATACCTGATTTACCTACACCAAATATAAGTTCATCATATAGGCATAACATTCTTAAATCACCAAAACGTAATACTTGTTTGTTGAAATCAATATCTGTTACTTTGGTTTCCCATTTAAACTTAACACCTTTATCAACTAAATACGCATACCAGTTTTTAGCAATCTCTAATAAATAATCTGTTCCAACATGCCATACTGGGAATAAACGTAAACCAAATTGAGGTTTAATAAAATCAGGTTCAGCAACTGGGTTTGAACATTGTACTTCTTCAGGTTTAGGATGGAAACGTTTAAAGTTAGTTATAACTTGATCCATCAATTCCATTGCTTTATCTTCACCACAATATTTAGATAATTGACCTCCAATTGCAGTGTGATAAGTTAATTTACCATCAGACCAACCACCAGCACCTAACATACCAGTCATTACTTCACTTGGTAATCGTTTATGAGGATCTTTCCCCATATCAATAATTGTAATTAAATGGCCAGGATAGCCATTGTCTACTAATTTAGTAGCAGCATTAATACCTGCTACTCCGGCTCCAACGATTACTATTTTTTTACTCATGTTTATAATTTTTACTAGGGGTTAATATACATAAAAAGACTGTGGTCTCCAAATAGGAGGCCACAGATCTCGTGTTAATTTTAATGTTCGACTGGCTATGAATCAGTCTATATGTTTATTATGCTATATCGTTATAAGATAATTCTATTTTATTTCCAGTTACAGCTCCGTCTCTATATAATAAATTTTTAGGTTGGACTGTGGCTCTTAATCCACCAGTAGCACTTCTTGTTGAATCGTGTCTAATATTTAAAACAGGTTCTAAATCATACTCAATAACGTCTTCCATGTTTTCAATAATTTTGGAAACTTTAATTATTAAGTTATCACCTTGTTGAGTAAAATCACTTTCAGTATAAGTTTTATAAATTACTACTGCTTTATCTGATCCAAATATAATTGATTCTTCTTCTTTATCAGGTAAATCTGTTACTAATACACCTGATACTTTAGTATTGGTAACATCATTATACATTATATTGATGCCTTTTTTCTCATTACCCATTTTATCAACAAAAGGTTTAAAAACTAATTCAGGAGCAAAATCACCATCTGAAATTCTAGATACTAGTTTAGTCATTAAAGTTTTATATCTAGTATCAGCACTTTCCCAGAAACCAGCATTATCTTTTTTAATTGAAATTGGATAATTACCTGCAGTACCTGTTATAACAATATCGGCTTTTTTACCTCCTGCTACATCATATCCTACTCCAGTTACACCTGTTACATTAGGTACAGTATAAGATTTATTTGCACCTTTAAATATAACATTTTTTATACCTAACTCCAAA